GGCGGCGGCGCGGCAGCGGCCGACGCGAAAACGAGAGGCCGCGGTAGCCTGTGGGAAGCTGTCGAAAAGGCGGAAGTGGCTCCCCGAGTAGGACTCGAACCTACGACCTAGCGATTAACAGTCGCGAAATAGCCAAAGTAAAATCAACGGGTTACCTTAAAAATTTGCGTCTACATGCCCTATGGGAATCAATGGGATAGGCCTCAGTTTGTCTACACGATTTTAGCCCGCGAGACGCCAATACATAGGAAACATATCCTTGCTATATAGGAATGTATTGCTACAATAATGCCAAGTTCAACCTTGGCGTTCCTTCATTGCGTATTGCTCAGAAAATCCTCAACGCCTTCGGCCTCCAAACGAAGGCCCTCACTCCCGACGTTTGGCCCGCCGATCTCCTAGCGGCGCCGACGCTCTCAGGCGTCTCTGTCTCGCCCGAGACGGCCCTAACGGTTCCGGCTGTAAGCAACGCCGTGTCGCTGATCTCCGGCGCAATCGGAACGCTTCCGCTCACGCTCTATAAGGACGAAGGGCAGGGGCATGTTCCGGCAACCGATCATCCGGCTTTCGAGATTATCGGCGACGCGGCGAATGATTGGACAAGCTCCAGCGCGCTCCGCACACAGCTTGCCATCGACGCCATGTTGCACGGCGACGGCTTCGCTCTGGCTAACCGCCTCCCCAGCGGCGAGGTCTTCGAGCTTATCCGGCTCATGCCGGGCAGCGTCATCGTCCTTTACGACCCGGCGACACAGGAGCCGCTCTATCGCTGGAATCCCGCGCCCGGCGCCTCGACGCTCGGCGATGTTGCGCAGGCAATACCGGCCTCCGGCGCCGAGCCCCGCGACTACTCTTGGCGCGACATTATCCACGTCACCTCGCCGCTCTCCATCAACGGCATTATCGGCGTTGCGCCGATCGTCCACGCGCGCGAGGCGATCGGCCTCGCCCTTGCGCTTGAGCAATACGCCTCCCGGCTCTTCGGCAACGGCGCCCGCCCGTCTGGCATTCTTAGCTTCGAAGGCAGTCTGAAATCCGACGCCATCGCGCGCATGCGTGACTCTTGGAATGCGGCCCACGCCGGCGCCGGGAGCGGTAAGACGGCTATCTTGGAACAGGGTGCGAAATTTACCCAAACCGCCCTTACTTCGGTCGACGCGCAATTTCTCGAAATGCGCCAGTTCGCCATCTTCGAGATTGCCCGCGCCTTTGGCGTCTCACCGGTCATGATCGGCGACGCCTCGCGCGCCACATGGTCGAATTCGGAAGAGTATAACCGCCAGTTCCTGACCTACACCCTGGCGCCTTGGCTACGCGGTTTCGAGGCCGCTTACCGGCGCGTCATGCTCTCTTCCGAAGAGCGCAAAACGCACTCCATCCTTTTCGACACGTCCGACCTGTTGCGCGGCGACTCGGCGGCCCGTGGCGAGTTCATCGCGAAGATGCGAGCGGCTGGCGTCATGACGGCGAACGAAGCCCGCGCATTCGAGTCCCTCCCGGCCCACGCGGACGGCGACAAGCTCGACAACCCCTTCACCTCGCGCGCCAGCGCCCAGCCCCAACAGACCGCACAATGAGCACTACCTATCGCGCCTTCTTTGGCCACGCCGAGCGCGACTTCCGAATGACGCCCAAGCTGATCGTCGAGCTTGAACGTCTTACGGAAGTCGGAATCGGCTCTCTCTGCAAGCGCCTCTTCGCCGGCGACTTCAGCCATAAGGACATTTGCGAGACGATCCGCTTGGGTCTGATCGGCGGCGGCGCCGATCCGCAGGAAGCGGCAAACCTTGTCGCGGTCTATGCGACCGACGCGCCACTTGCCCGCGTCTATCCGCTCGCCGTCTCAATTCTAGAAGCGACGTGGTTTGGCACAGACGACCGGGAGCAAACGGAAGGCGAGGGCGCCAATGTCTAACCGGATCGAGATCAAGGCTAACATATCCGTCTCTGACGCTGGCGATATCACCGGTATTGCTTGGCCTTATGGCACGCCCGATCGCGTTGGGGACGTGATTGAGCCCAAGGCCTTCCAAAACGCCCGCGCGCCGTTGCCGCTGTTGTTTGCTCATGACCCGGCCCAACCCGTTGGCGTTTGGACGGATATCGTCACTACCGGAGCCGGGCTCACGCTGAAGGGCCGGCTTCTGGTCGACGATGTTGAGCGCGCCCGTGAAGTCCGCGCGCTGGTGAAAGCCGGCGCTGTCACTGGGCTTTCGATCGGCTTCCGGACCAAGAGCGCGACGCCGCGCAAGGGCGGCGGGCGCACCATCAGCGCACTCGAATTAGTCGAGTGCTCCCTGGTCACTATTCCAGCCCATCCCGGCGCGCGGGTTACGAGCGCGAAAGACGCCTCGACGGCGCTCAAGATCGTCGAGGCCCTGAATCGAGCCGCGTCGGCTCTCAACAAGTAAGGACGTTAGCAAATGGTAAAGATGACGAATGCGGCGCTCGCGCCGATCGAACTGAAAAGCGGCGAAGACAACGACGCCGCCGACATTGTGACGAAGGCGATCGAAGATTTTACGGCGACCGTCAACGAGCGCTTTGCGGCGATCGAAAAGAGGTTCGAAAACGACAACAGCGACGCGTTGGGCTCGCGCCTGGACAAGATTGAAGCCCGCCTGAATCGCCCAGGCGCGCCGGCCATCATCACGAAGAAGGAAGACGCCGCGGAGATCGAACGCAAGGCGTTCGTCGACTATGCCCGCACGGGCGCCGTCGACACGAAGGCTCTCTCCGTCGCGGCCAACGGCGCCTATCTGGTTCCGCCGGTTCTCTTGAACGAGCTCCAGAAGAATCTGGTGCTCTTCAGCAACATGCGTTCCGTCGCTCGCGTGACCGCTATCGGCGTTCCGAAGGTGACGCTCCCGAAGCGCACGGCCAACTTGACGGCGACGTGGGTTGGCGAGACGGCCACCCGCGCGGAAAGCGACCCGACCTATGCCCAGCAGGACTTCAACGTCTACGAGCTGGGCGTCTACGTCGACGTTTCAAACCAGTTGCTCGAAGACTCACAGTTCCCGCTCGAGGCCGAACTATAGCCCGCGATCTTGCCGAAGAGTTCGGCCGCGCCGAAGGCCTTGCGTTCGTTTCTGGCGATGGCTCGGGTAAGCCGACCGGCATTCTTCACAGCCCGGCCGTTGGCTCGACTGTGAACGCCGCCGGCGCGACGGTCGCCGCCGATGATTTGGTTGAGCTCTTCCATGAGCTTCCGACCTTCTACGCCTCGCGTGGCACGTGGCTGATGAATCGCCGCACCATGGGCGCCATCCGCAAGATGAAGACCACGACCGGCGAATATATCTGGCACGACAACCCCTCGGCCGAGGCGTCGCTTCCGTTCGGCAATGCAGGCACGCTTCTGAGCCGCCCGATCGTCGAAATGCCCGACTTCCCGGACATTGCGCCGTCGACGGTCGCCATCGCGTTCGGCGATATCCAGAGCGCTTACCGCATCTTCGATCGCGTGTCGGTCGACATTCTTCGCGACCCCTTCACGCAGCGCACGACCGGCCAAACGCGCTTCCACGCTCGCAAGCGCGTCGGCGGCGACGTCGCCAAGGCCGAAGCTATCCGTTTCCTGAAAACGACCGCGGCGTAAGCGCTCCCCAGAACATTGCCGGCGCCCGCATAGGCGCCGGCTCTCTCATGAGAAGGAATTAAGACCAGTGAGCATCAAAACCGCATCCGGCACGAAGTTCTATATCGGAACCACGGCCGCCGCGACCGACCTGGCTTCGTATCAGGCCGACACCTATGAGCAGGTGGGCGAAATCGAATCTTTCGGCGCTTTCGGCGACGAAGCCGAAGAGATCAAGTTCACGTCGCTTTCCGACTCTCGCGTCCAGAAGGTCGCGGGCGCCCGCGACGCCGGCAACGTCGAGTTGACGATGGCTTATGATCCGGCCGACGCCGGCCAGATCGCGCTTATCGCCGCTTTCGACGCAAACAACGGCGCGCCGTTCAATTTCAAGGCCGAACTGAATGACGCCCTCACGTCCGGCTCCGGCCCGCACAACGGGACGCTTTTCTTCTGGAAAGGCGTCGTCATGAGTAAGCAGTTGGAGGCGGGCTCCAACAAGGACGTTGTGAAGCTGAAGGTGAAAGTTAGCATCACCTCCGGCATCACCATCGGGGCGGCGGCCTAATCCCATGACGCTCGCCGACTCTGAGATCGTCATAACCTTTGACGGCGAGCGCCTCACGCTCCGGCCGACGTTGCGCGCGGCCATGCGCCTGGAAAGCCGCTTCGGCGGCTTCCACAAAATCCTGAAGGCCCTCGCCGAGCAAAATATCACCGTCATGTCGGCGCTGGTCGAGGAATGCTCGGAATGGCCATGTGTTCTCGGCGACTTCCTGGCAGGCGACCCGAGTAAGCCCATGGCCTACAAGGTCGGTAGGCTTGTTGAGTCGTTTATGGCACTGACTCTACGCCTCGCCGATATCGACGAAGAAGAGCTTGCCAAAGAGAGCGACGCCAGCGCCGACGATCGCACAAGCTACGCGGAGCACCACGCCCGGCTCTTCAAGCTCGCCACGGGTTGGCTGGGCTGGTCGCCGGAAGAGGCCTGGAACGCCACTCCGGCGGAGATCAAAGCCGCCTATGCCGGCCGCCTGGACATGCTCAAGGCCATCTTCGGCGCCGGCGAAGGGAAGAAGACGCCCGCACAGTCGGAAGCGGCCTTCGCAGCGTTCCTTCGTGCGAGGGCTATCTAGTGCCTATCCGCGCGCCTCGCATCTGCGCTTGTGGCAGCGTTGTCGCCTCGGGCGTGAAATGCGCCTGCCAGATTAAGCGCGACGTCGAGCGTAAGGCTGCATTCGATCGCACACGCCCGAGCGCCAGCGCACGCGGCTATGACTCCAAATGGCGTGAGGCGCGCGCCGGTTTCCTCGCGAAGCATCCGCATTGCGTGCGCTGTGGCGCCCCGGCCACGATCGTCAATCACAGAATCCCGCACAAGGGCGATATGAAACTCTTTTGGGACCGTTCCAATTGGGAGCCCATGTGCAAGCCCTGCCATGACGGCCCGATACAATCCCAAGAGCGGAGGGCCGGCGCATGACGCTCGCGACCTTCACGCCGCCCATGCAACCCAGCGTCGGCGCAACCAACAAGCCCAAGGTCTCTATCCTAAAGGCGGAATTCGGAGACGGGTATTCCCAAAGCACAGCGGCGGGCGTGAACCATATCCGGAACGAATTCTCGCTCACGTGGGAAGTCCTGACGCCGGCTCAAGCTAATTCAATCGAGGCCTTCCTCCAACAGCAGGGCGGCATAACGCCCTTCTATTGGACCGCGCCCGGCAAAAGCACGCCCGATAAATGGACTTGCGAGCAATGGGAGGTTTCGTTCCTTGCCGCGACCTACCAGGGCCAGAATTACCGTTCGATCAAAGCGACCTTCACTCAATCTTTCAATCTCCTAACATGACGCCAATTGAACGCCTCTTCGATCATAATCCGATAGCTGAAGCTGTCTGGTCTCTTCGTCGAGATCAGTGCAAATATCCGACAGGCGACGAAGACAGCTTCGCCTTCTGTTCTGATAAGCGCGCCGAAGGTTCGTCGTATTGCACGCACCACCATGCGATATCGAACATCGCCGGTAGTCATCGCTCTATAGCCAAGGCTGTCACGCGAACTAAAACGAAACCAGTTTGTAAAAAACAATTGCTCGAAATTCCAGCCTTTGAGTTTAAACCGGTTCCCAGAAAACCACGAGTGTGTCGTGAACCGCGACAACGCCAAGTAAGCACACCAAGTTGCAAGCTCTATATGTTCAATGGCGAAAACCTTTCATTGACGGAATGGTCGCTGCGTCTCGGAACTAAGCGGAGAACGCTTCAAAACCGCTTAATGAGAGGTTGGACCGTCGAGCAAGCGTTTTCGAACGAAGCTATTCGCGGCCAAGTTGTTCGCGCTCGCGTCAAGGTCGAGAAGGTCGAGAAGGTCGAGAAAGAACCTCGACAGCGGAAGGAACGTTCAGCACGTCGATACGAACACAACGGAAGAAGCCAAACGCTTCGTCAGTGGGCCGAAGAGACAGGCGTTAACTACAGCACGATGCGAAATCGCGTCAGCCGTGGCTGGTCTATCGAGCATATCCTAATGCCCACCATCGATAACCACATGCGACCATCGGGCAGAAACCGCGAGAGAGAGGAAGCGCCAAAGCAGATGGGCGCCGGAGCCCTCGCGCTAGAGGAAGAGATGGCGTGACCGGGGGGGGGGGCTTCAACTTTCTTAAGGCCTTGGGGACCGGTGCAGGGAGTCACGCTCGATAGAGAGCCGAAATGGAGTTTCTAGGCCAATATTCCTATGCTAGGATATATTCCTAGATAGGAAATCCCGACCCATGACGATCACGCTCGACGATCTCAAGCACCATCTCAACATCACAGACGCCGCCGACGATACGTTGCTTCAAGGCAAAATCGACGCGGCAACGGCCTTCGTCCAGGATTTCACCGGCGGCCCGTTCACCGATGCGACGCCCGCGCCGCTCTTGGAGGCCGTCCGGAAGCTCGCCGCGCACCTTTACGAGAACCGCGAGGTTTCGCTTGTTGGCGCGACCGTGAATGATTTTCCGCTTGGGTTTTGGGATTTGGTGAACAACTACCGGACGTGGGCTTTCTAATGTCAGCGCAACTTGAACGCCTTCTGAAGCGCCTCGACGCCATCCCGAAAGAGGTCAAAGAGGCCGTGAAGCCCGCCCTGGAGAAATCGGGCCAAGAGCTTGTCGACCGCATGGAGCTCTTGGCGCCCGAGGACACGGGAGCGCTCAAAGACAGCATCGTCATGACGCCGCCGGGCCAGTCGACGCCGCCTTACAGCCAACCGGGCGGCTCGCGCGTCGCCGGGCCGAATGAAGTTCTGGTAACGGCCGGCAACAGCGACGTTCGATACCCGCATCTGGTCGAATACGGCACGGCGAAAACGCCGGCCCAGCCCTATTTCTGGCCCGCGTTCCGGCTCACGCGCGACCGCATTCAGCGGCGCCTAAAACGCGCCATCTCCAAGGCCGTTAAAGATGGATGGGAGAAGTAACATGCTGAAAACGCTGATTAATTCAGCAGTCGAAGCCAAAGCTGTATCGGATCAATTCGGACGATCCGTGATTTTCTTGGCCGAGTTCGAAATTGACGGCGTGTCGACGCGCGTCCGTATGGAAAACCGCATCAATACAGACGAAGGCGAACCGGAAGTAGTCGATATAGGGCGCTTTTCGATGTGCACTCTAGGGCGCAAAGAATGACGGCGCCCTCCCTTTCCCTCCAGGCCGGCATGCGCGCGGCCCTTGTCGACGATCCGGCTATGACCGCCCTTGTGCCGGCGGCGCAAATCTTCGACCGCCACGCGCGTCCGGAAGTCTTCCCGTGCGTCATCATGGGCGAGGTGCAAGAAATGCTCGACGACATGGCGATTGAGCGCAATTACGTCCGGCTTTTCCCGACGATCCATGTTTGGGATCGCGAGGCGGGCTTGATCAACGTGAAGGCCATCGCGTGGCAGCTTCGAAAGACGCTTGTGGCCAGCCAAACCGTCCGGCTGGGGTTGGTCGACTTCCGTTATAACGACACCCGTTTCTTGCGCGACCCGGACGGCGTTACCAGCCATGGCGTCGTTACTTTCGAGGCCTTGATTGGGGAGGCGCTCGCATGAGATCGCCCCGCATCCGGGCCGGGCGCCTCGATCGCCCCATCTCTATCGAGGCGAAGTCCGAAACCATCGACGATTACGGCGCGCCGGTCGCAACTTGGCAGGCGCTCGGCGACTTCCGCGCCGAGCTTGTGACCGAGCTGCGCGGCGACAGTGTTACTTCGTCGACCGCGAAGGAAAGCGGCGAGGTCAATTCGATCGAAGAGGTTCTGACCTTCCGGACGCGCTGGATTGGCGCCCTCAGCATCGCCGATCGTATCACCTATGACGGCCGCGCCTTTGAAATCATCGCCCTGACCGAAATTCCCCGGCGCCGTGGTTGGGAAATCAAGGCCCGGCACAGGGGGCTTTGATGAAAGGCGCAAAGCCGCATCTGCGGACCGACAAAGACGCCATCGCCTACACCAAGCGCGTTCCCGAGTGGCTTTCGCCGGACGCGAAGAGGGAATGGCGCCGCATCATGCCGATGCTTATCGAGCGCAAGATTCTAACGGAAGCCGACATGGGTAGCGTCGAGAATTATTGCGTTGCAATCGGCCGCGCCCGTGAGATTGAGCGCCTGATTCAGTCCGAGGGGCTCACACCCCAGCTATTCCGAATGCAAAACCAGGCGGCCGCCACCGCCCGCCAGCTCGCGGCCGAACTGGGCCTAACGCCAGTCTCGCGCTCGCGCCCGATCGTCAGTGACGATGCGGAACCTGAAGACGATCCGCTAGGGCTATGACCGATACCTACCCGCATTGGCTTTTTGACGCCTCGCCGATCGAAGACACGTTTGGCGACGGCGAGCGCGCGGTCAAATTCATTCGCGCCCTGAAGCATCCGAAGACGGGCAGGGCGTTTCAACTCGACCCGTGGCAAGAGCGCCTTGTGAGGCGCATTTACGGGCCGCGTAACCAGGACGGAACGCGCATCGTTCGGCAAGTCATCATGCTTGTTTCCCGCGGGGCCCGGAAGACGACGCTTGGCGCGGCGCTCGCCCTCTTACACACGATCGGGCCGGAGAAAGTCGCCGGCGGCCAAGTCTTCCTCGCCGCCTATGACCGCGACCAAGCGCGTATTGCCTATCAGGAAGCCCACGGAATTGTCATGGCCGACAAGCGCATACAGGCGGCCGTCTCTATCCTCGATTACAAGCACGAAATCCGCCACGCGAAATCGCGCGCGACCCTGAAGGCCGTTTCGTCCGACGCCAACGCCTCCAATGGGCTCACGCCCGCCTTCGCGCTGGTCGACGAAATCCATTGCTGGAAGAAGCGCGAGCTTTTGGACGTTCTCCGGACGGGCCTTTCAAAGACGCCCAACACGCTCGCTATGATCATCTCGCAGGCCGGGCGCGGGCAGGAGAACGCGGCGGCCGAAGTCTTCGATTACGCGCGCAAGGTCGCGCGCGGCGAGATCGTCGACCCTGGCACTCTCCCGGTTCTATTCGAGACGCCAGCCGATGCAGACTGGCGCGACGAAGCCGTTTGGGACAGGGCAAACCCTGGCCTATCTCTCGGCTATCCGGACCTTCCGTCGCTTCGCCAGATGGCGCGCGAGGCTGAAAACCGCCCGGCGCTTCGTGAGAAGTTTCGGAACGATCACCTTGGTATTTGGTTGGATGGGCAAGCGGACCCATGGCTTGATCTCGAGACCTATGACGCCGGCGCTCTCGAGGTGGACCTTGCGGAGCGCGAAGGCGAGCCGGCATGGATAGGCGTCGACCTGGGCTCAACGTCCGATCTTACGGCCGTCGTAATTGCCTTCAGAGACGAAGACGACGGCTATTCCGTCTTCCCCTACGTCTTCGCGCCGCAAGCCTCTCTCCGGAAGCGCCAAGAGCGCGGCGAGGCCCCCTATGTGCAATGGGCTGAAGACGGCCACCTAATCGCCACGCCCGGCGACGTCACAGATTGGGACCGCGTTGAAGCGACCATTCGGGAGCTATGCGAGCGGTTTTCGGTTCAAGAGATCGTCATGGACCCATGGGGCGCGCGCTCCATGATGGCGCGGCTCAACGAAGACGGTCTCCCGGTTGTGGAGCATCGGCAAGGCTTCGTCAGCATGTCGACGCCGATGAAAGCCTTTGAGCGCGCGGTTCTGGCGAAGAAGCTCCGCCATGGCGGCCATCCGGTCCTACGTTGGTGCGTCTCGAATGTCGTCATCGACACGGACCCGGCCGGCAACATCAAACCGAACAAGGGCAAGGCGCGCGAGAAAATCGACGCGGCCGTTGCTGCGATCATGGCCGTTGGGCGCGCGGAACTGAATGAAGGCGCCCGCTGCATTTACATGGACGTTAACGAGCGCCCTGATGGATTTTTGATTTGGTGAGGCAGTAAAAATGGCAGAAACAGCCGAGCAACTTGTCGTTTCTCTTGAAGCCCGCGTTAATGAGTTCGAAAAGAGCTTTAAGCGTGCAAGTAAAGCAGCCAACGATAACTGGCAAAATATTGAGAAGCGCGGCGAGCAAGGCGCGAAGAAGCTCGAAAGCACCTTTGCGCAGGCGACGAGGGGCGTAAGCGACAAGTTCCGCCTCATGGCCACGACGGCCGCGGGCGCCCTCACGGCAGCCTTTGGCGCGAACGAACTTCGCAAGATCGCCGATGAGTGGTCGCAGTTCCGGAACCGCATCGCGTCTTCTGGCGTCGCGACCGAAGACGTTGGCTCGAAAATGCAGCAATTAGCCGACATCGCGGTTAGAACGCGCTCCAGCATCGAAGGCATCGGCGGCGCATATCAGGGCATCAAGAGATCGCAAGACGAGCTTGGCGCGAGCGAGGCCCAAGTTTTACGAGTCACGGAAAATCTCAGCAAGGCGCTTACGCTCGGCGGCCAGGGCGCCGAGGCGGCCAAAGCGGCGCTTCTCCAAACTTCGCAGGCGCTCGCGTCCGGCACGCTGCAAGGTGACGAACTTCGCTCGATTCTGGAGAATGCCCCGGAGCTTGCTCAGATTATCGCTAGTCAAATGAAAGTTGCTGTTGGGCAGCTAAAGCAACTCGGTAGCGATGGAAAGATCACGTCGAAAGATTTGTTCGAAGCGATCTTAAATGCGACCGATCGTCTCGACGAAAAGTGGAAGATGCTAACGCCGACGATCAGTCAAAGCGTCCAGATGCTCAAAACCGAATTGACGCGCTGGGTTGGCACGCTGGATCAAGCAACCGGAGCGTCTTCGGCGCTTGCGGGCGGAATCGGCGCCCTTGCCGCCAATATGAATGTCGTGGCGCCGGCGGCGGCGGCCCTCGCCGCTGGGCTTGCGGGCTTTGCGACCGGCGGCCCGATCGTCGGCGGAATTAGCGCGGCGGCCGTGGCGCTTGCGGGTTTCGCCGGGCAGATTCATCCGATCAGCTCAGAGCTTGCCACGCTCGGCGACTATGCGCGCGTCGCGTTCTCTCTGATCAAAGACCAGGGCAGCGAGGCCGCGACATGGTTTCAGGCGCAATTCGCCAAGGCGGCCTCATATGTGACGGCGGCCCTCTCGACGGTCGACGCCGGCGAGGCGCTGGCGCACTTGCTCGCGGGCGTGAAGGAAACGGCCAATCTCACGATCGGCGCCTTTGTAAGCGCCGGTCACGCGATCGTCGCCGCTTGGGACGCAACCGGGCTCGCAATCACGAATTCGATCATCGCGGCCATGAATGCGGTTATTGCCGCCGTCGAGAGCGCGGCGAACAAGGTCGCGTCGACGGTCAACAAGATCACGTCATCGGCCAATGCAGGCGTCGGGACCGCGTTTCCGCAGATTCAGCCTGTGCAGTTTGGGAGGCTCACCGGCGCGTCGCGCACGGCCGGCGAGGCCGTCGCCAAGGCCTTCAATGACGGCGCGGCCGCGATGAAGCGGGATTATGTCGGCGAAATTGGAGACGCCCTCAACCGTCTTCGCGACAAGGCGAACAAGGCCGCGATCGAGCGCACGTTCAACCACAAGCCCGCGCCCGATGATGGGGCCCTCGACGCCAAGCTGAAATCGACCGCGCCCAAGGCTTCCGGCGGCGCTGGCAAGAGCGCGAAGGAGAAATCGCCGGATGAATTCGCGCGTGAGGTCGCCGAGATTGAGAGGAAGGCGCGCGCCCTCGACCAGGAGCGCGAGAGTATCGGCAAGGAAGCCATCGAAGTCGAAAAGGCGAAAACCGCTTTCGATCTCCTGGAGGCCGCGAAGAAAGCCAACGTCGCCGTCACACCCGAGCTATCCGCCAAGGTCGACGCCCTCGCCGAGACTTACGCCCGGGCGAAGGTGAAACTCGACGACGCGAAACAGTCTCAGGAAGCTTGGCAGTCCGGCGTCAAAGAGTTCGGCGAAGAGCTGCGCGGCGCGTTTGAAAGCGCGATTTTCAGCGGCGAGAAGCTCTCCAAGACAATCGACGGTCTACTGAAGAAGCTTGCCTCGCGCGCGTTCGAAAATGGCTTTGACGCGCTCTTTTCCGGGATCACCGGCGGCGCTGGCGGAGGTCTCTTCTCCGGGCTGAAAGGCGTTCTAGGATTCGCCAGTGGCGGCCTTATTCAAGGGCCCGGCACTGGCCGAAGCGACAGCATCCTCGCCGCCGTGTCGAATGGCGAATATGTCGTCAACGCCGCGGCGACCACAAAGAACCGCGGGCTTTTGGAGGCGCTCAACTCCGGCCGTGTTCCGAAATTCGCGAACGGCGGCTTCGTCGGCGCGCCGAGCATCTCGGCGCCGAGCTTCAGCATGGGCGGGGCGTCCGGGCCCGTAAATGTCCATATGCCAATCACGGTCCACGCCCAGGGTGGAGACGCGCAACAAAACGCGGACCTTGCAAAACAGGTCGGCGCCGCCGTCGAACAGCACGCGCGCGGCGTCGTGGCGGACGAGTTGCGGCGCCAGATGAGGCCGGGGAATGCTCTATGGAGCCGTTTCAGTCGATAGGTAGAAATCGACAGGGAGGGCGGCTGATGCGCTTTACGGGCTGGGAGCTACGATGGTAGCTCTCCGTTTCGCTTCGCTTGCCACGGAGCTTCTGTGTCGATCTTAGAGAATCGCCGACGCCCTATTCTGTCTGGCCAGGTGTTTACGAGACTATGCGGCCCGTTTTCGAATATCCGCAAAATAAGCTCTAGAATAGCGATTTGCAATTTGAGCCGTTCAAACGTATACTTTTGCCATAGAGCACTGCCAGCTCACCAAAGGCCTTTCCGTCGGACGATGCAAACAGTGGCGACGGATCGTAAGCGCTCCACGGGTATCCCTCACGGCGCAATCGCAGTCTAACGCTGGAAGCGAGAGGGAGGGGAGGCGATCTCTCCTAGAGGCAAGACGAAAGTCTTGAATTTACCAGCGAACGTGTTCGCTAATCGCCTAGCGACGCCGGGCCAGACGGTGACCTTCGGGTTTCTTAGTCCGCTCTTAGACATCCTAACCTAATTCGCGCTCTCTTCTCTTGCCCTCCCTATGAGGGCGCTTTGACGAGGCCGGATTAGGTTAGAAGGTCTATGGGCCTCCGGTGTTTATAAGAATATTCTTCTTATAGAGATTCTTCATAGAAGACGCGCGCGAGAGCACGCGAGAAGATACCTAGAAAAAACGGGCGCGCGAAATCGGCAGAGTCTCAAGCTAGTCTTGCTTAGCCAAATAACTGCTTGCATCAAGTATCGCTTGTGCTATTCTTATCGGGCGATAAATCGCATATCCTCCATATGAAACGAAAACGGCTGGCCCCTGCATCGTCGCCAGCCGTTTTTTTATGCCGTGATAAGTAAGTGCTGACTTACCGTAAGTGTTTGAAAATAAAGGATTGACGGAATAAGCGAGGCCGTGCGAGTCTCCTATTCGCCGGCGCAATCACGCGCTTGCCTCTTCTGGATCACTCACATGGAAACTCGTTACATCGGGCTGGAGCAATTCCTCGAAAACATCCTGCCGGCGATTGTCGATCAGACGCGCGAGGTCATCGGCGAACTCGACGTCATCAGTGGCACCCATCCGGCGCTCGGCAAGGTCGCGGCGATTCAAGGGATAACCAGCGCCGTGTTGATCACGAGCGAACGCTGACGGGACTCGCTGGCGATAGGCCGATCACACATTACGAAAGTTTCATGATTTGCCATACATCGAGCTTCGCAAGCTCGCTATAACAACCTCATGTCGACGACATAGTGTTATCGACCAAGCATGGAGGCATATGTGGGCGAAGAGAAAGCATACTTTAGCAGGGCAATTGCTGCGTTTCATCGGTCGTGTAGTAAGGATGGGATTATATTATATCAACAGCCCAATATTTTCTGTAGTGGCTACGCTGTTAACAGTGGGAAAGACTACTTCAGGTTGGCCAACCATAAGGAAATATTTGCGATATATCGCATACAGAACTGCGGACGACTTAAGCGCCTGAAGCGCTGGCCGGCTGCTTTGAACGAATATTGATAAACAGGAGAAAAAGCTATGAGCTGTCCAAAAGCTGAATTCTATTTTGGCGAAACCACGAACGCCGAAGGCGTCGTTTCGCAGTGGTTCTTTTCCCGCGATGGAGGAACGCCGCACTTTATCCGTGTCGATGGAAAGCCTCACCCGGAGACGCAATATCCGGAGAACACCGCCGGTGAATTCACGCTTTCGCCGGAAAGCGTCTATGTCGACCTTGCGGCGTTTTGGAACATCGCCGGAATCGAGCGTATCCAGGAAAACGCGCGCGCCTATCGTGACGCGCTAGATCGGGCCGCCTGATCGAGGTCAGATCAGCACAAGCAGCCCGCCCCAGTCGGCGGGCTTTTTTTCGAAAATCGACAATGTGAAGCGCATTAACACTGGACGCCTCGCTATAGAATACAGGTGAAGACGCGCCCAACCATAACTCCGAGACTGCTTACCCGCGATCAAGCTGCTGCTTACTGCGGCGTGAGCGCGGCGACGTTTTCCCAAATCTGTCCGGTTGCGCCGATCGCCTTCAATCAATCCAAGAGGCTCCAGCGCTACGACGTTCGGTCTCTCGACCGCTGGATTGACGGTCTCTCTCAGCCGGCTACGTTGTCAGATTCCGTCGATTGGCTAGGGAGGTTCGACAATGACGACAGTCCGCGTCCGCGGCATTAAGAAATACACACATCCCGTAAGTGGAATTGAATATATCTACCATCGAAAATCGGGAAAGCGCTTGCAGGCCCTATTTGGATCGGGGCAATTTTTCCAAGAGATAGCCGAGCTAGACAAGCTTTGCGAGGTCGCAGCGCCGATGCCCGGCACGCTTGGGCTGGTCATCTACGAGTATATGCGGGCGCCGGACTGGGCAGCGCTGAAACCCGCGACCAAGATCAGCTACGAGAAGGCATTCGCGGCGCTGAAGCCGATCTACGACATGCCGCTCGCCCGCATGGACCGCGCCTTTATCCTCGCGTTGCGCGACAAGAAGCTCCTACCGAAGCGCGGCCGTTGGCTGGCTAACTACGCCGTGACGGTCCTAGGGATCATTTTCCGCTTCGCCCAAGACCGCGGATGGCTCAAGCAGAATCCGCTCGCCGATCGTGTCCGGAAGATCAAGCAGCCTAGAGACGACGCCAGCGCCGGCAATCGCCCTTGGAGCGAGGCAGAATGCAAGATCGTCCTGGAGCGCGCGCCGGCGCATATCCGCCTACCGCTCGCCGTCGCCATGTGCGCGGGTCTTCGCAAGACGGACTTCCTGACAATCAAGCTTTCGGCAATCCGAGACGGCCACGTTACGATTCGAACTTCGAAGCGCGGCGTCCCGATCGCTATCCCGATTCATCCGATCCTCGCCGACGCCATCGCCCATCGTCCGAAGAGCGACAGCGACAGCGATACCCTATGCGTAGGAGCACGCGGCAAGCCATGGACGCCCATGGGTTGGAATGCGTCCTGGGGCAAGTTCCGGCGCGCGCTGGAGGCCGAAGGAGTCATTGGCAAGGGTCTGACCTGCCACGGCCTGCGGCATACTCTTGGCACGCGCCTACGGGGAAGCCGGCGCCGACGATCGGACGATTGCAGACGTCCTAGGACAGCGGTCAACCGCGATGGCGAGGCATTATTCCGAGAATGCGGCACTCCCGGATCACGCCAAGGCGCTCGTCACCGGCCTAAATTTGACGGGCGAGGCGAGGGGAGGCGCTAA